TATTATTAGACAGTTTGAAGGAGAAGAAATTCCAAAGATAGCTAGGTTAGCGTTAGAGTATACTCGCGTTCATAATCATGCTAAAGGGGATTTTTCGGCTAGTAATCTCAAAAAATATAAAACCCAGTTAATGATTGAAAATGACGCTTCTTCTTCTGGTGCTCAGATTATTGGTCTTTCTACAAGAGATAGGGACATTTCAATTAATAGCAACGTTTTAGCTACTAATCAGAAAAACAGGCTTTATGACTTAGTTGCTATGGATACTGCTAATGACCCTGATCTTTTAAAGATACCTGCCTTAAGAGACGCAGACATTGACTGGGAAGATCTAGCAAAAGCTGCAAAAGCTCAAAACATGGTTTCTTTTTATGGTGCAGGAGAAGCTACTCAAGCTGCTAACATTGAAGCTAAATTTGCTAAAGTCTTAGAACAAAAAGGATACTTAGTAATTACAAAACAAGAAATTACTGAAGTAAACAATAAAATTAACTCTCTTATTAAGGTTGCAGATCGTAGCGGAGCTACCACTACCGTATCAGAACTTAAATCAATTAAAGGAGAGTTATCGGAGTTAGTAAACAAAAATGAACCAATCGGAAGAGCGCTTTTAAAGCAAGCCGAGGAGGTTCATCCTGATGTTGCTGACTTTGCAAACAAATTGACTAATTCACGAAGGGGCATAGTTGGACCAAAAGAGTTCCAAGCTGTTTCTGAAATTATGTCTAAACACCTAGCTGAACGCGCTCCTGTAACAAAATCTTTTGTTCAATTTTGGAATGCTACAGCAAAGAAATATGTTCGAGAAACGAATAGTACAGATATCCCTTGGGTTACTTTTGATGGAAAGGAACTCTCTCAGAGATCTTACAGACCTCGCGTTCAAGAACGTATTGAATTCACTGACCCTGTTTCTGGTCGCAAAGTTGCTAATATTTATGAAGCAGCAGCAGAAGACGGAAAACTTCTTGGCAAAGCATCTATTGCAGATGCTGGAATTGGGACGGGAGTGAACGGCAATCACATGAATGACGCTACGCTTGTTCGGCAGTTTCATCTGTGGGGTCGTAAAAATAACGTACCTACTGCTTCTATCCATGATGCTTTCTTTACTAACATCGGAGATTCTGATCTAGCTAAGACTGCCTTGCGGGAAATTTATGCTGATGCTCTTGACGGAGAGACAATCAGAAAAACTCTTAAAGCAATGCGTAAAAACGGTATGTCACGTTCTACCTACAACGAGCGTTTAGCAGAAGCTAAGCGGCTTGGACTTATAGACCCTCCTAACAAAATTACTAGAAGGGATATATTAGCACCAATCCCAGAAGGCAAAAGCTGGTATGGAATTGGACCATAACTTTTACTAAGTCTGTGACTTGTAATAGCAAACTAACTAAGAAGGATGTTCCTTCGCTTAAACTGTAACCTCAAGCTGTGCTTGAAAGGAAAAAATTATGCCTGATGAAATCATTGAAGAAGTACAAACAACTGAAACAGAAACCCCTGAAGTAGAAACTCCTGAAGTTGAAGCTACAGAGTCTTCTGAGACGGTTGATCCAGTGGAAGCCGCTGTTCAAGAACGCCTTGCACAGATGAAAGCTAACATGGATCGTATGTCTAAAGAACGTGATGAAGCTTTAAAAGTTAAAAACCAAATGGAAGCAGATGCTAAAGCAGCAAAAATTGCTCAGTTGGAAAAAGATGGTAAACTACAAGAAGTAGCAGAAATGAAAATTGCTGATCTTGAAGCTAAACTGTCTGTTTATCAAGCGGAAAACACAAAACTAAACCGTGATAGTGTTTTACAGAATGCTTTGGCGGGGTTAGACTTTAAAAATGATCGTAGTCGCGAAATGGCTTATAAAGACATTGTTGAGCAACTATCTCAAACTGAAGACGGAGGGTGGAGACACAACTCTGGTACTTCTATAGACGATTTTGTCGCTGGATACTCTAAGAGTGAAGACAACTCTTTCTTATTCCGTGTTAAATCCAATACTGGATCTGGCGCGGCTAACAACGCAGGTGTTTCTAACGTTTCTCAAAAGAAAACTTTATCAGAAATGTCTACTTCAGAAATGCTCGCAGCAGCCGAAAAAGGCCAGCTGGGTTCATTTAACATCTAATAGTTCTATAAAGGAATAAAATAATGGCTATTACAAATACTGCATTTCAAAATGTGGCTCTTGCTATCTCCGCTTACAGCGATGAAGCTTACACCACTGAAAAGAAGCTTAACTCAACAGGTATTGTAGGCAATCGCGCTGACATTACTGCTGATGGTGAAAGCTTTATTGGTCAGTTCCGTTACTACAAACCACTGTCTGCAACTGTAAACGTTGCTTCGCTTTCAAGCGCAACAGACGGTACTTACACAGATGTCACAACCGACATCGCTGACTATGTTAAAACTGTTCGTACCTTTGGTGCGCAGCAAGTAAACATGCAAGAAGTTGTATCAAAGCAGGATGGTCTCGCAAAGATTGCTCGCGACTTTGCTGAAGTACGCGCACAAGATGAGCATAACGCTTTGTTGTCAGTTCTCAAAGGTGTCGCTCTTAGCGAAGTTACTTTGGGCGACAAAGGCGGTTCTGGTAACGGCGGTTATATTGCCTTCGATACAGATGGTGACGCCTCTGCAACTGGTCACTTTGTTGACATTAACGCACTAGGTCTCTTTGGTGCAGCTGCTACTGGCGCTAGCGATGAGCGTAAGCTTTTTGACTCGTCTGCTGCTGGTGCTGCCCGTGGTGAGCGGCTTTTCCGCGCTATTGGCGCAGGTATGAAAGACTACGAAGCTGACTTTATGTATCTTGTAACTTCACCAGAGCAAATGGCTGAAATGCGTGCTGCTAACTTGGTAGACGAAACTCGCGTACAAGACGGCAACTTGAACTTTAACACAATCTTTGGTGGCAAATTCCGTCTGATTATGACTCGCGCTAATCAAATGATTTCTGGTGCAGCCTCTGGCGACTTGAATACTCGTTCTGACAAGTGTACTTTTGTTATTAACCCTGCAGCCGTAACTGCGGCTCCTGTAAGTGTTCCAACTCCTGTAGAAGTAGACCGTGATGCGGCTTCCTATACTGGTGGTGGTTCGACTAACATTTGGTATCGCTATGGCTTTATCATGCACCCCAATGGTTACGACTGGTCAGGCGCTACTAACGCGTTTGCAACTAACACAACTCTTGGTGCTGCTGCTTCTTACACTCGTAAACAAGCCGCGTTGAACTTGGACGTTTTGCCCATTTTCCACTCTTAAGTTATTGAAAGGAGGAACTAATGCCCTTAACCGTAAACACAAACAGCTACGTAACAGAAACAGAAGCGGATGCTTACTTTGAAACCCGTATTGACAGTGCCAACTGGACAGCTGCTAGTACTGAACTCAGAGAGTCTGCACTCGTAACAGCAACTCTGTTAGTGGATGATCATGCTTGGATCGGTGCGGCTGTTAGTTCCTCTCAAGCACTGGCTTGGCCCCGTAATAACGCTATTTACAACGATACTAGAATGGGCGCAACAATTACTATTGGTAATACCGTTGTACCTGCTCAAGTAAAAGAAGCAGTTTATGAACAAGCTCTTCACTTAGTAGATAATGAGGATGTGCTCCAAGGACAAGGACAGACTTTTGAGTCTATTTCTATTGGATCAATTTCTTTATCAGATTCTAATTCTTCTGCAAATATACCAGTAAAACCTGGATTGGTTTTAAAAAAGATTAGACCTTTGCTTAACAAGGCTTACGCCTCTGGTGTAGGCTCAAGTTGGTGGAGGTCTAACTAATGGGTGTATCTAAGGCTAAAATTGTAGCCGCAGTAGATAAAGCATTTGATTCTGCAGGAGAACTAGCTTCTACAGCAACTCTCTCTAATAAATCTGCAACTTCTTATAACTTTGCTACTGGTGCAGTTGATAGCACCACTACTAAAAAAACTGTACAAGTAATTATTGTATCTAAGGCTTTAATGAATGGTAGATCAACCTATCAAAGCATAATCAAGTCTACTTCTGGAATAGATAGTTACGATACTCTTACTATAGGAACTGACGTCTACAGTATTACTGACTCTCAAGATAACGGTTTTACAATTGACGCCACTCTAACTAGGGAGGCTTAAATGACTTACGAAAATGCTCGAAAAGCAATAGAGTATATGTTTACTCAATCTTATTGGACGTCTCAAGGAATCAACTTATACCCCGATAATTACGAAGGCACTATTGCTAAACATAATGAGTTTTTAAGAATAAACATTTTACCTTCAAACTCTGATACTTATTACGGAGGAGTTAAGAACCTTAGTGGGACAGTTATAATTAGTATATATGTTAAGGCTGGAGAAGGCCAAAAACGTGTAATGCAAATAAGCGACATTTTAGATGTGTTGTTACAAAACAAAAGCACTACTTTTACTGTTAGTAACGTAATTACTTACGGCCCGTTGCTTGGAACTTCCTTTCTTACTATTGGAGGTTTAGACACAGCTAACAAAGCGCTGTATAGCGCTCAATATACAATACCATTTCAATCTTATGGAGAATAAATAAATGGCTCATATTTCCGATCTTCGCACAGGTATTTTTACATACCTTGACCTTCACACCGTAGCTCCTGTAGCTGCCACCGACACTGCAGCTGAATATGCTGCTTTGTTTGTAGGCTCAACCCCTGGAACTGCTGACTCTGCTGATGGTGACACAACTGGTGTTGCTAAGCATTTTCGTATGCCTTCTGTTCGTGAGTTTCCTTCTGTAGGTACACCTGCAAACATTGTTAACGTTCCTGTTTATGGTCAAAAGACCTCTTCTCAGGTTCAGGGTCAGGCTGACGCGCCTAGTCTTGAAATCACGATTAACTATAATGCAACAGATGCAGGTGATCTACACTCACTCATAGGTAAACCAGTTACCGTTCGCTTTATGATGACTG